TAGCACCTCTTTGATTGATTTTAAAATCCGGATTAATCAATAAATTCGGATTACTGAATTTAGTTCCTAAATAATTTGCTAATTGCGACAATAGCCCTTTTTTCAATCCTGCGCCATTGTGTACAGGCAATAGGCTATTATCTGTAAAGCTAGGCAATGTGTCTAGCTCTGTAACTTGTTTTCCTGGCATATTATTCCTCCTTGACTTTATATGTCCAATCCGTGCCGACTTCTCCACTTGCGACTTCATAGGCCCAATCGGCTAGGATTGTATTTCCTTTTTCATCTACTAAATCTTGAGCGCTTGTTGCGCTCAAATTTGTAGTAAAGTGATTATTCATCACCATTTGATTCAATGCGTTATGTGATGTGGTTACAGACTTTATTCTATCGACAAGCCACTGAATAGAAGCTTTGTCTTTGAATAGGAAAGCCATATACTAACCCCACATTGCGCTTAAATCTGATGTACTGATTGCGGTTAATTCTGAACTCTTAACATATCCCGATAATTCAATATCTGTATTACCAATCTTTTCAAACGTTTTGGATTCTGCAAGCCAAATATACTCATCATAAATATCTTGAGTTCCATGTGAATGTGCAATTAAATAGATAACGCCATTTGAGCCTGCAGCAGGTAATGAACTCACCTTTTCGCACTTAATAGATGTGATGTTTCCTACTGCCGAATTAATCAACGATTGTACTTGTGATTTCGTTTGATATCCTTTTCCTGTAATCGTTGAATTAACCTGCGTAGCATTTTGAAAGTCACTGTCATTTGTTAATTGCGATACCTTTGTAGGCACTGAAATATCTACGGCTTTTGAGCTTGGCTCAACTTTTGTACCGTTAACCTTTACAGACTCAATCACGTTAACTTGAGCACCACTTACGATACCACTTAATTTTGTTTTTTCTGCATTCGTATAGTCATTTGTCGATAAGCCTTTACCACTTACCACATCAACTTTTCCGCCTAATGCAGTTTTAATTTTACTGATTAATAGAGTTAATCCACTCTTATCTAAATATTCAATAGCCATTCTTTTTTCCTCCTTATAAACTATTCCATATTTCATCTAATTCATTTGTTGACACCGAAGCTACAGAACCTTCTGCCATAGCTCCAATATCCTCCGGTGTATATACCGGTCTTGTTTCTGCTTTCGCCCACGCTGGAACTGTTGGGTCTATTTCTTCAACCTCTCCAATAATTTCATTACCATTTAATTTTGGCTTGTTTCTGAGCTTTTCATAATCCGTTGTTCCAACGTATTGTTCATTTAAACCGAACTGAATGTGATCTGATTCGTCTTTAACATCGATTTCTATACTGTTTACCAGAATCATGTAATCACTTCCTTATTTAATACACTATACACATTAACTGTTTTTATCGGCGAAGCCATCGCTATGCCGTCATATGTAATCATTCTTAGTTGGATATTGCAATTTCCGCTTTTAAAGCTTAGCGTTTCTTCCTGTGTTAAAAGAACTGAAATAACATTGTTTTCAATTTTTAAATCTGGCATGCTTTTTTTCAATAAATATCCATTTTGCTCAAATACCACATAGATATGTTCCATATCTGCTAAATCAATATTATTGACAGTGATTTGAATTGTAGGTGTTGTTCCTTGTCTCATGATTTCACCTTGTATGTCCATTCCTCGCCTACATTTCCGGAGTCGACTTCATATGCCCAATCCGCTAAGACTGCATTTTTGTTCTCATCAATCAAACCATTTTCTGAATCTGATAATAATTCAGTTTTAAAATGATTAGTCAGAATCATTTCCATTATCTTCTGATCAGCTTCACGGATTGAAGCTCCTAATGTTTTCTTCGCATTTCCTTCAAAATCAATTCTTGCATCAACTATCTCCGCATTGGCATTCAATGAGCTTTCTGTTGAAGATATAATTGCATCAATGCGTGAAGTTAATTCATTCGCTTTTTTTAATAGCGCTAGATATTGTCCACGCACTGCATTTCCAGCATTACTATATATAACACCATTACCACCTGCACGAATATCAATTAACTCGTTCAGATTTGTCTGACTTCCATTAGTGGTTGTCAATGAATCCAATCTATGCATAATAGTGTCATATTTCTGCTCGATATAAGCATCAACCAATTGTTGCCAACCGTATTCACTTGGATCTACTTCAGTTGTTCCGTTTGGCGCTCTCTTCACGATAAAAGCTAATTCATTTGTCACTAGCTGCTTATTACCACGAATCAAATGAACTGCTAGTTCAATTAATCCGTTTTCCTCAAAAGGCTTTCCTGGAATATAAAAGCCATCTTCGTCAGATGGCAATACTTCTTCATGTAGTTTTCCTTGATTAAAATATCGAATATGAATCTGTGATGTATAGTCATCATATTTACTCCCATCACTTTTCAATATAACAGGAACATTAACAGAACCTTCACATGTTTCTAGCCCTTTAATGGCTACAAGCTGTAAACCGCTTCTTAATAATTCCATCGAATCAACTCCTTCCTATATGTATTTTGCATCTATTACAATTCCATTAATCAATGTTAGCTGCAGCTTTTTTTCTCCGTCTGAACCATTCGTATAACACTTAGGCCTAAAGTAGCCCAATGGCGCAGTTCCAATCGCTAATAAATTAAATGGTCCGCCATTCGCACCACCACTTCTACCTTGGTTTTGACCGAAGTACTGACCATTGTAGTACATGGCTACGTGGCCATTACCTCCACCCATGTTCGAACCCCACACGGCAATATCGCCATTTTGAGGTGAACTCACAACATTACATGAATTTAACATTCCATTTGAGGCTCTTTGCGTCCAAATATCTTTAGCTCCGCCCGATGCAGTACAGTGTGCATACGGATAGCCTAGCCACTTCATGTAGAATGCGTATCCATCCCAACATTGTGCGCCGTAAGCACCATCTATATCATGCGATGTTCCATTGTATGTATTGACGAACACATAAAAAGGTTGAGCCATATTACTCAACCCCTACTACTATTCCCGCTTCAACTGTAATTGATTTTGTCACAGTATAAGTACCAGTGAGCCCTTTTTACCGTCCAAAGTTATGATGCTAGCACTGTCTGAAATAGATATAGTTGAGTTTTTGGTCTGCATTCTAACATAGTTTTTGGTCACAGAAAAACTATTTTCACCGCTTGAAAGTAAAATTGTGCCATCATCACTAACCGAAACACTGGTGTCGCCACTTATCAGTGCCACACTATGCGATAGATACTCGCCATCATGTTTAAAAGAACGAAATGCTATTCTTTCGGGCAATCGAGTACCATCTGAATCAATGCACTTAATATCAGACCAAACAGATCCTTGAACAGTTCCTTCGGTTCGTGGCTGCATATTGATTTCCGCACCAACATTAATATCTTGAACAGTGTTCAGTACTCCTTTGAACGTCCCATCATTCATTACAAGCTCACCGGTATCCATATTCAAATAAAAGCTGCCACTCTTATCTGAAAGAATGCCTGTAATAATCGCATTCGCAATCAAACCTTTTGGACCAAATGCATTACCCCACTTCCAATCCGTATCATCTTCATTTCTCGTGTCAGAAAATTCCAAACCGCTAGTTCCATAGCATGTCGCTCCATACGTTGGACTATCTGGATCTAAATCTTCCATCTTCATGGCTCTGTAATCCATCTTCTTTGCGATATTTCTTTGAGCGTAAAGCGAAGCTTGAGTCGCATCAATGATTCCTTTTATCTTTTCCGCAATCAAACTCGATGTTTTCTTATCAATCACTTTTTGTGCTGCCTGAATAACACTATCCGCATTTTCAAAGTACTTTGTCTCATAATCGCCTAAAGTCATACTATCGTATTTTTTTAGGATACAATCATAATCACATTCAATTAATCTTGCCTTAGTTTCGATATTCAACTTTCTGTGCTTAATATGAACTGTATCACCAAAGCCAATTGAAACAAGATTCTTAATATCTTTGTAAGCATCCAGTCTTGCCAAATCTACAATATCAACCTTATACGTGATATTAGGAACATCACAATTATTTTCTGTGAAATAATCAGCTGCTCTTTTTCTCAACACTTTATACAAATCTTCTAAAGTATCGCAAACTGTGATTCCATTCGATGCATCATCTTCTTGTGCATCTTCTTTTAGCTTTACGTCATCAAACTGGATAAAGCTCCAATATACATCTGGATAATTATTGATATAAGGAGAATCAACACACTCCTCATTTGGCAATACATATCCATTGTAGACTTGTGGATATATTCTAGTGATTAAATTTTCTGTGTTTACGACTTCCTGAACGCTTTTCAAATTGTATCCGAACTCACACCTGGCACCTTTGTCTGAACCAATTCTTTTGTTGATTTTGATTGTGTAATCATCATAGACAATTTCTCCGCCCCATCGATTCATAAATGTATTGTCTGCATTTCCGTTAATGGCCTGTAGACGATTCATTTTATTAAAATAGCACGTAGAAATATCCGTAATATCCGAAATTCCTTTAAAAGATGTCCCACTTAAAATCGTATTTAACGCATCCTGGCCATTCATATTCACACATCGAGTATCCCACAAAGGCGGTGTTGTCTTGGCCATGTAAAAAAGCGGATACGCTGTTACTTGAACATCATAATCCGCTTTGTCTACATGACGAATAATAAACAATTGATCTTTATTAAATAATGTTGGAACTTTTAAAACTGCGCCATCAATAATATTTTCTGAAATATCATCAATAGGATGTACTAATTTAACATACCATTCGCCGTTCAAAACAACGTGCATCGTACAGCTGGATGGGCGAAGAACATAATCACCGTTCTTTTCATAATTCTTATTAAAAGGCTTATACAATTGGATCATAGTTCACACCTCCAGTTTGGAATCACTTCACACTTGAAATTGCCACTTACTGTAATTGAATTTGAACCTTCAACTAAATATAAAGATTCAAAATCTCCACTGACCTGAACATTCTGTAAAGCATCGTTTTCTCTATATGCGACACATCTATCCGTATCAATATAAATTGTTCCTGACGCATTAACTGTCATCTTATTACCATTTACAGACAGAACGCATTGTCCTTCACCACTAATGATATAAACAGGATGAGAAACTGCATAAGGATTTGTCTGCACCATTCCACAACTATATCTATCTTGACCAATAAATAAATATCCGTATGGATCACAAGTAAATGTGGCCACAAAAGCATTAATTTCTTTTGTGCTTTCTCTTGATATATCACCAAATTCAACTTTTTTGATTTTATAAAAGATTTCTGAATCATCCATCATCATAAGAGTCTTAGATTTACGAATCATTCTTTTATAATCTCTAAAAGTTTTATTCAGGTATTCTCTTTTTTCTTTGAAATTAAAATTGATATTAAATGTAATATCGTCATAAGTGCCTAAATCTTCGAAATACTTACCATCTCTTCCAGGAATATCATATTCTTTGTAGTTGCGCTTAGGAGTCACTATATCAGGCCTTCTGACCGGATATAGCTTCTCACGAACGCAAGATACATTATCTAAATAAATATCAAATGAACTCATTCTACGCCTCACCTCTCATATAAGCATTAGATACGCTTCTAGATCCAATAACTCTTTCCATAGATGAAGCAATATCACGACCATCCAATGTTGTAGTGTTGTATACAACGAACGTTGGATCATACCGATAATTCGTATTATCAGTAAACGAAGGATCCATTCCAATATCCATGATATCCTGTAAATCTTTGATTTGGCTTTCTACTCTGCTTTTGTTTCTGTCAATTCCTGTAGCTAATAAATCCATGAAGTCAGGCATCCACTCATCCGCATCAGCCAAAGGGCCTTCATCTGGAACAGAGAAATGTAGATTTTTCTTAATGAAATTTGTGACTCCACTAATCTTTCCTTTTACCCATCCAGTGAATCCTTTCCAGATACCACTCGCAAAGTTTGACATCATGTCCATTCCCCATTGTAGAAATTGACCAGGTAATGATTTTATCTCATTCGCAATATTTCTAACCAAATTAATTGCTGCATTCTTGCCTTTTGAAGCAAAATCTTTTGCCCAATTGACAATTGCAGACAACATATTGCTGATCCAATTTTGGAAGCTATTTAAACCATTCGCAAAGTTCTCTCCAAGATTTTGGAAGAAATCATTGATTTTCTGTTTTACATTATTAAAACCATCCGTCCATGACTTTTTAAATCCTTCCCATAACTCAGAAACCTTATTACAAACGGACTCCCATGTTTCTGTCAAGAAGTTAAGGACCTCATCCCAGTTCTGAATGACATATATAATTGCCATGATAGCTGCAATGATCGCTACAATTATCGCAATCACCGGAGCTGCAGCGGTAACCAAAGCTCCAACTCCACCTGCCGACCATCCACATGCTGTGCCAACCGCCAGTATCAAAGGAGCAATCGTAGTCAAAACCGCAATAATCCCAATAAGGACCGCAATCATTTGTTGAGCTGGTTCAGGAAGTTCACTAAATATTTGAATAATTGTAGTTAATGCTTTCGTGAATTCAGTAAATACTGGCATTACCGCTTTAGAAAAATCGGCCATTGCCTCATTGTAATCATCTTGAGCCTTGTTTGATTCAACTAACGCCTTGTTATTTTCATTCCATGCATCTGCTGATTTCATTAACCCTTGATTTGCCATTTCATCCAACACTAACTGTGCACGTTCTGAATTATCTGAACATTGTTCTAATTTTTCATTGAATTCATCTTCGGATGTTCCAGCCCAATTCAACATATCCGCAAAATTACCGGTAACTGTACCTGTCTTGATTGTCTCGTTGATTGACTCAGCCAAACCGTCGATTGGAATCGAATCACCATACCGGGCCCAGGCGCCAATTGCTCCTTTAGTGATTTGCGTTAACTGACTTTGCTCCAAACCAATTGCCTGCAAGTTAGCTGTAGTTGTTGCTGCGGATTGTGTATCGCCTAACACTCCAATAAGCTGCTTATAGGTCTGTTTTGTTTCATTCGTAGTGTAATTTAAATGAGAAGAAGAAACTTCTAAAGAACCCATAATTTTTAGATACTCTTTAGATTCTTCTACTGCTCCTTTGATATTTTCAACCATTCCAGATGCAAAATCAGATACTTGCTGAGCAGCCTCTTGCATGTTAAAGCTATCTTTAAGTTGTTGAACATCTGTCTTAGTCTTTTTTAACTTTTCACCAGTTTGTTCTGAACTATCTCCTACTTTTTCGACTTGAGTCGATGCATCACTTGCACTTTTTGCCAAATCATCCAATTTAGAATCATTGTCTGAAATTTCAGACGATAATTTATTGGCATAAGCAGTTGTCTCATTAAATGCAGTCTTCAATTTAGAAATCGTTGATTCCGTATTCGCATAAGCTTTTTCTGCTTTCTGAACTTGACTTGAATTCTCACCATATTCATTTGTCAATTGTTGAATTTCTTTGGCCTGTGCCTCAAGATAATCCGTTTGTTTTTTTATCTGATCCGATAAAAGCTTCATTTTATCTGACTGTTCATCATATTGTTTCTTCAAAACTTTATTCTTTGCAGTCAACGACTCCATGCTGTCAGCTTGAGCATCAAATTCACTTGATACAGCTTTTAATTCAGACCCATACTCTTTTAAATTCTGATTGATTTTAGAAATGGATTGATTAAATTCAGATTCACCTTTAATCGAAATCTTTGGACCAATATCATATCCAGCCATATCATCACCTCAAATCTACATTAATATATTCTGGCTCTATATATTCGTCGGCATATCCATCTAGAATGACTGAAGCATCCGTTAGATCCGCTAAATAACCTAACGGCATCACTAGAAACTCTTTGGATGGAATACCAATCTTATAGGCTTTTACCATTAAGTATTTGCTTGAATCACCTTGAAGCTTTTTTTCTTCTTTTTTTTTGAAGATTTTAAAGGCTTAGCCTGGATTTTTCTTTCTTTTGATTTGGAAATACATTTCTTGATTTTTGCAACAATTGCCTTCAATTCTTCTGGATCAGAAGGAATCAAGTACCCAATTGTATCTTTTGGAATCGGCTCCAATAATCCATCTTCGCCAATTGGTGCTCTATCATACTTTTGTCGCATGATATTCATAAACGCACATCCTGAATCAATCATTAGATAAAGCATGCTGATCATCATGTTTGCAGCTTCGGCCACGTCTTGACCTTCTTCAATCTTTTTAGCAGCTTGAGTAAAATTTCCCATTTGTGAAACACAAGCTAAAGAAAAAGACATTGGATATCTATATTCTCCAATGTCTATAAATTGAATATTCATGTCCATAAGTCACCTTATGCAACAATATTTGCCTTTTGCTTCAAGTACGCAACCGCTTTTGCTTCATCTGGTAAATCTGCATAGCATTGCCATGCATGATCACCTGCTGCATCACGCATTACGGATCCTGTGATTTCAGGCAACTGCCAATCGACTGTATCTTCTTTAGTCTTCGCAGAACCACCTGGAATATTAAATTTAACACGATTAAACCAAATTGCACGATAGAATTCTTCATTGTTATTTTGATGCAGTTCAATAAGCCCACATCCAACTTCAATTGACTTCGTATTATCATCAAATACATATTCAGTCACAGATTCCCCACCAACTGTAATTTTATTTTCTTTAATACTCAATAAAAGTTTAGATGTAGCAGGCATCAATTCACCAGTGGTAATGGCCAAAGTTCCTTCTTTGAACTCTCCACCTTCCGATTCTGCAATTTCATTGTCTAAATATAAATTATTATTGTCAGTAGTCGTAATATCAAGACTGTACTCACTCATCTTTTCAGGAATATTCCCTTCTGAATAAGTTGTAGTACCGTCTGAATGACTATATTTCGCAATAATTAATTTTGATAAACCTTTTTTTGCCATTATTTGTTCATCTCCTTTTTGAATAATTCATTCATTTTACTGTCCATTGTTTCAATACTCTTTTTTCTATATTTTCGAACTGCACGACCTACAAAATCATTTTTAGGACGAAAAGACGTTCCTCTCAAGATTGATCTAGCAATCAATGGTATTGGAACACCTCTTGAATACTTTTTCGTTTTATGGCTTGAATATCCGGCAAAACCAACTTTGACATTGATATCATCGCCCTTACTTTCCATATCTGAAATACCAAGACCTTTCTCAAGAGCTTTTTTCTCATAGTCCATAGGCCCTTGGCTTGCATGATTGGATGTATTCAACGATTGTATCTCACTTCGAATCCCATCTACAACCACTCCAGCACCTTCATACAATGACATCTTCATGATTGGAACTACATCATCTTTTTCAAGTTTCTGCAGTTTATCAAGATATTCATCAAAATCATTAAATTCAATTTTGGCCATCAATACTCCCAATCAAATGAATAATGAATGTAACTTGAATTTGTTTCGTATTCAATATTAATTATATTGAATGGAACTCCGTTGCCGTTAAACAAATCAATAACTTCATCCACTAAATCATCAAACTCGACTTTTGTATAAATATCCAGCGAACCTTTTATAACGATTTCATCATGCTGATTGTCCAAAAATAAAGAATCAGATTCTCCTTCTTCCTGCCAAACTATATATCTATCGCCTTTATCTCCTGTTGCATCATAATGGTAAATTTCATTAGTGCTTGTATACCGCAGTAATTCTGCAAACTCTTTAAGCTTCGAATTCAAACTTTTCATTTAAATGCATCAATGTAAGCTTAGTAATTTGTATACCATTATCATCAAATGTATGTTGAATCTGTGAAATCTGATACTGTGTACCATCTTCCAAAACAACAATATCGTTATATGTAATCGAACGGTCTCTGTAAATAGATACAGATTCATCCAGCCTATCCTGTGCTTTTTTAGCTTCATAAAACTTTGTAACACCAATTACTTCATAAGAAAAATAATAAGAAGATTTAAGGCGCAATTTAGATACAGGCATAAAACCTTTATCCTGCACTAGTACACGCTCATAAATCTTGAGAATTCCATCATCAAATGTCATTATCTTCCTTTTTGTGACCACAGGATATTGTTCAATTCATATCTAAGAGATCTAGGCATAGCTAGTGGGCTATCTTTATTAGCTCTTTTTCTGAATAAGAATGCTGCGTAGTCAATCTTCGCCATATAATAATCAAAGGAATCATCATCGACGATTCCTTCTCTTGTCATAAGGGAAGCAGCTTGCTTCAACAACACTTTTAAATATTCATCGTTGGCATTTGTTGGCGGCATTTGGAGATTCTGCTTCAGGACAGTTAGTTCAGTATCTTCTCCAAAATCCATTATTTATTACCCCTTTGTGACTTTTACAGTATAAACAAGTTTTGACATACCGTTTTTAACAGTAACAACTAAGTTCTTAGAACCCTCTAATGTTAATTCCTGGCCATTATTGTATTTCTTTCCACCATACATAATAGTCACTGATGCTCCTTCTTGAGCAGGAACTGCATTTACAACGGCATTTGCTGCAGTTGCGCTTACTTCATATTCGTAAGTGTTTGCATTGAATGCTAATGTTTCTGATCCAAGAGTCAATGATGATAATGTTGCATCGTTTGCATCATCGGCACGGAATGTTGCTGATGTTACTGGTGCTTTACCATCAATTGTCATTACACCGAATCCTTCATCAATTGCAGGTTTTCCGTCGTAGCGAGCTACACCACGGAATACTGTCTGATTGTCTAAGAACTTAACGTGTTCTGACTGATCAATCTTAGCTCCGGCACGTTCACCTAAAGTGTATAAATCAAAGTGTCCGAAGATAATATTGTTGTCAGCAATAAAGTTAAGCTCAACAATTTCACCACCAACGATAGGCATTGTATTCTGCATTCCGGCAACAATTGCACCATTCATATCTGCATCCAATGATTCTGCCATCAATAATTTATGCGTCTTTTCATTCATTACCCATGTCAATCCTGCAGAAGAGTAATCATTGATTACACATGTTGATTTTTTGATAATATCTTTAAACAATTCTTTTCCGGTAAGGTTAGCACTGCCCTTTAAAATATTTGTAGTATGCAAATCTTTCCATGCTCTAGCCGTTGAAGGATAATCGTTTGGACGTACTTCTTGCGCTAATCGAGTAACAATACCTAATGGCATTTTAACTCCGTGTCCAAATAAGACACCTTTATCCAATGCTTTACCGATTGCTTTACCAATCGCATTAATGATTTCTGTAGCTAAATCTTCATCGCTGTCTTCCAATACTGCATTGCATACTGCGAAGAATCCGGCTACTGCGTATCCGTCCATCTCAATGTTGTTGAATTTTAAATCCATTTCATTCAATGATCCGCACATTTCAGTCCAAATACCTTCTGGGATGTCTCCCATGATATTTTGACGAGATGTTCCACTTACACTCTGTAAATTAACTTTTGAAATCAATTTAGAATTTTCTTCGACGATTTGACGAATCAATGGCAACATGATTTGTGGAATCGTTAATCCAACATTTTCAATTGCACGATGCTCTTTAATGCATGCTCTTACGTTGGATAAGAATTTTTCTACATTCTCATCTTTGAAGAAACGATCACGTTCTTCGATTGGCATATTGAAGAATTTATTTCTTACAGTCATTTTCTGTTGTCCTCCTCTATTTTCTTCTTGCTTAGGTTCATCAGTTGGTTGTTGAGATTCTGCTTCTTCAATTTCTTTTTCGATATCAGCGATTGTCTCTTCCAACTCTTTCTTTTCATCTTCATATTCTTGTTTTTCTTCTTCTAATTTTGCGACTTCTTCTTCAACAGCTTGTTGTTCTTCTTCTGTTGAATCATCACGTAATTCAGAAATCGCAACTTCTAGTTCTTTTGTACGTTTTTCAAAGTCAGATTCTTTTTTTCTTAATTTCTCAAGATTCTTTTTCTGCGTATCTAATTTTTTACGCAACATTAAAACTTTTAACATGCTTGTTCTCCCTTCAATCTCTTCAGCATTTCTTTTTTTCTTTGTTCTAATTTTCTAGAACGAATTGTGTTAAATTCCTTTTTTCGCGCAGATACCTGTGTGTCTTCGTATGCAGGAAAAGTAACTACAGATACTTCATACAGATTCACGGATTTAATCGTCCAATGAACTTCGTTTCCATTTTCTGAATATTCTTCTGAAGTAATCTCAAAGCCAAAACTACATTGATCCACATCGCCACGTTGCACACGAGCATATAGATTCATCGCATCCTGGTCTGATTCATTGATTTCAACTTCACCCCATAGACCTTTGTCATCAACTCTTAAAGTTAATGTTCCTGATTTGGTGCGTCCTAAAACCAAACGTGTATCATGGTCAATCAAACAACGGATATCACTATCCAGTGTTCCATCAAAAGCATGTGGATCTACACTTTCAGTAGCTCCATCCCATAGTTGATAATTGGAATTGAATACCGCAAAGTATCCACTGATATACTTTTTCCCATCTGCATCTCTAGTTTTGAATTTAGATAAAGAACTTCTCATCTGATATTTTTTATCCATTATTCTCACCACCTTTTTCCAATTTTTTCTGGTCTCCTATCATTCCTTGTGGAATATAGTTTTCAAGTATGATCAATTCATCTAATCCATCCATCGGAGAATATCCTAGTGAATCTCTGACTTCATTACCTGTCACGATTCCTCGTGTATACAAATCGCATCCCACCGTCGAGAGTGTCTGTATGTCATAGGCATAAAGCGACCTATAATTAAACCTAAAATACCATTCAGGCTTGATAAGTAAACTTCGTGTAAGTGCCTGTTGGATGCACTCACAAATTCCTTTAATTCTTGTGTTGATCCAGTTGTTCCATTCATCCTTATTGAATTCTCCTGCACCTAGTACGAATGTTGGAACATCTAAAATGGAAGCAACTGTCTTCTTGTCCATTTCTACCGAATCTTTGATGGCCAAATCATTCAATGATAACGGCTTTACTGTAACCACATCAAAACCATCTGCAGGAATTAGCCAAGGCTCTCCTGTCTGATTCGATTTAATATATTTATCCAACAGCTTTTGTCTTCCATCTGAGTTAGAGAACTCATCAACCATTCCATCAACTTTAACAATCAATGATGGCTGCCATTTCGATTCCATGAAGCCTTTCTTAGTGACGTTCGCTTGATCCAATGTTTCGGCTACGCTTCGCAAGGATTTACGATAGCCTACGCCTTTCCACGGATAGTTTGGATCCGGATTAATTACGATATGAATTAAATCTTCCGGTAAATATTCCTTTCCGTTATAAAGAATGGAATATCCAAAATCGCCGTTTGGAACGAATGAAACACTTCCAGGATTCAATGGATAAATACCTTCAATCAAACCGGATACTGTTCTTGGATACAGAACACAGTTCCCGTCGCCTTCCAATAACAACGAACGAACAATGGAAGACATCCATGTCATTCTTGTCATGTATTTGTTTGGATGAATATCCACTAAATTTGATAGTGCATTACTAATTCTTTGATCGCCATTCTTAGAATTCTCCATTAAATGGATTGTCATACTTCCAATTAGATTGGCAATCTTATTAACTGCGCTAATAATTTCAGGATTCTGTGATAATGGTGTATAACCTGCTGACAATAAAGATTCCCAATTTACTGGCATTACCGCAGCATAATTCGACCTTTTCTGTGGATCTGGTCTAATATTCTTCTTTTTGTTTCTCCTTGACAAAATAAGCCTCCTAATCTAAAAACATCGAAGCAGACGAATTCTTTTCTTCTGCAATCAATAATTGTTTACAAGCAATAACTGAGCAATCAAATAAATCTATACGTTGGTTTGGCATTACTTTTTGGAAACGCACAAAATCATCACTATCTTCTGTAGCTTTGACATTTCCAACGCAATACTCATACGCAAGATTGTGCACATAATAAAATTCTTGAAGGTTGAACTTTTTCTCGATTTCTCGAAAAGCTTCCGTTTTTTCGACGTACAACTGTTTCTGATCACGAATTTTAAAGCCGGCTTTTTTCATTTTTAAAATGAACTCTCGCGAATACCTTCTGTCGTATCCAATCCATCGAATTCTAAAACCTCTGTCTCGAACTTTTATGAACCATTGAATTACATCTTCATATTCAATAACGCTCGAATTACAACATGTTAGCCATCCTTCTTCTTCCCACCAGAATACCGGAATGTTATCTTCATCCGATTTCTGATATGCCGTACTTCGTGGAATAAATGCATGGCTAATGCAAATATCCACTCCTTTATATCGGCCATAAATACAAACTCCGGTTAAATCGTGCAGTTTGGATAAATCCGCACCGCCATACCATTTGATAGGAAGTTTAGCCAACTCATCAATCGTCCAATTATACTTGGCATCGGATGTCTTCACGACATTCATATCAAAATATGTATCAATTTGATTTGTAAAAACATTCAATGATTTCGCGAAGAAATCTTTTCTTTGTTGAGGGTCGTTCTGCGCCTGGATTGCATCGTTCATTAAGTCTTCGGCACGAACCGATTGACCAATACCAGGATTGGCCATTGCCTGAACATCTGGATTCATGTAATCCAAAAACTTTGCGCCTTCCTCATTTTCCGTTAGATCGGCTTCGCAAATAAAAACGAAGTATTGCTCATCGTCTACTTCGCCATCTAAAATCTTTTTACAATATCGAACTCTTTGCGCTAAAAAACTGTTTGGATCATCTCCAGCAGTTGAAATACCAATAATCAATTTATTTGCGTAAGCTTTCATAGCTTCTTTAAACAAATTGTATTGTTTCGGCTTTTTAAATGCGTGAACCTCATCCGCAATCGCAAAGTTACAGTTAAATGAATCTTGTGCATCTGGATTTGTGGCCAACGCATTTAATTCAAACATTCCATCAGACATTTCTGCTTTTATAGAATGTTCGTTGTTGTTGTCGATAATATGAAACAATCCGCCATCCGCATCAGATTCACCCATGTTTCTTACGTTGTATTTCAAAAAATTGAATGTTTCTAACGTCTGATTTAAGGCTGCAGCCACAACATAAATCTTGGATCCGGACTTTCGATAAAGTAATCCAACCGCATACGCTAATGCTGCGGAAAATGATGTTTTAACATTCTTTCGAGGAATAAATATTAAAGCCTCATGGTATTTCTTAATCTTCGTTCCTTTTCGATAGATTCCAAACAGGTTGTAAATAATGAATTTATGAAAAGGCATCAAAATAAAAGGAGTACCTCGTAAAGGTTCTCCGTCTTGTGTTTCGCCTTGCATGTGGCAAATTGTTTTTTGAATGATCGAAATAATGAAGTCTGCATCCTTTGGATTGAATTCATATCTTTCATCTTCTAAATCTCTATAAAATCTATCAATTGCTTTTATACGATAAATATTGGCTTTGATTTTTCCACTCTTACAATCGTCGCAATATTTCTGTACTTCTGAAAAATACTTTCCATTATACACTACTTAGCACCTGCGCCAATCTACTTTGTTTTGCGGATTCAAGTCCGTTTGATTTAATCGCTTTTAATCCTTTTGGAGTTAATCCTAAAGTTGTTTCGATTGTAAGAAGATTCTTTTGAAGAGCTTCGATGGCCAAATATTCTGCAGTCTTACGAATATTCTCATTTCCGGATTTATTTTTAAAAGTCTCTGTCACTTTGCACCCCTCTTCGAACCACTTTTGATACAACAAATCGTACTGAAATCGCATCTCTGCATACCTGCGAATCGTTACATCGAACTCTTTCTTGTAAGTTCCGATTTCTTGCATATATAAAACTGTTTCTTTAAAAATTCGATTCGTTTTTCTGCTGACAGTTGCTCTGTTCATTTTGGCCATCACCCCCTTTTTTCAAAAATTGCTCAGAGTTGGAAAGATGGATACTCCCCCAGGGAACCAATTTTCATGTCAAAAAAATTTAGGTGGGGGGATCTCTTTCAGAGCAATCTTTTTGAGGCTATCTCATCCAAATCCACACCCAACTCTTTGGCCACATCACGTTTATCATAAGCTCCAATCAAATAGAGCAGATAGATTCGTATCAGCCTACATAGTTCATCATTAGATTGCATAATCTTTTTTCTTCTTTCTCCAATCAACTCCTGGAATCGTATGTCTTTTCAATTCTTCACCAAGCTCAGTCAATGCACCAGTACTTCTGTTCTCCAACTTATTGTGCTCGCCTACGCTTACACTAATTAGATTCCAGTCGCAGAACCGATATTCCGGATATTCATCTGCTGGATAGATATGATGCACAACTTCTGCTTCTACCCTTCTGCCATATCGCTTTGAGATCTGACAAAGATATCCATCTTTTCTAAGAATTGATTCTCTTTTCTTTTTCCATCTCTTAGTCTTATAATCCATGCTTTTTACCTCGTGAAGACAGTCTAGCAAGGAAACTGCCTACACCAAATAAAAAAAGCACATGTGCGTGCTTTCATGTGTAAAATATTCAACGCTTGGCTTTGTCGAATTTTTTACGCTACTAATATACCACATTAAAATGGTGGCCAATGGCTACTCTTTCAAATTTTTTGTATAATTGATTCGAAAAGGAGGTACATTATGAATTCATCGAATACAAAAGCGAACGTTCCGTCCAATTCGCAAACACGTACAGGACTTGGATCAACATCCCCAAAAAGACCAAATCCATCAACTACGAAGAAGCCTAGATAGGCTTTTTTTATTTTGGCTCTGGAATAATCACAATCTTAATTTGCTTATCTACATTCACATATGCTTCCACATTATCGTTGTTCTCACATTTATTCATGGCTTCATCAAACGACAATTTTTCTAGTCCTGGAAACGGATATATAGAGAATTCATAATTTTTGCTTTTTTGATTCTCCCATCCCATACAACCATGAATCAATAATTCGCTACTTTTCAAATCATATACATATACAAACAATACTTCATTTCTATCAAACAGAATGGTTCTAACCGATTTAGGAGTAAACTCTCCATTTCCGAATGAATCTTTTCTAGCTTTATTTATGTAGCCTGTATATTTTCCAATAATCCAAGGAAATAAAGTAAATGATAGAAATATCGTTAAAACTAACGTTGATGCTACACTTGCTACAAGATTCCATTTCAATACATCTGTAAACAAAAAACATAATAATAGATTTATCAATGAAAACAATCCAAGCACAAATACTTTATCATTCGAATCATTTTCACTAATATTTATTTTATTCAAATTATCAAGAATGTAGTAATTCGCATATCCACATCCACCAGCTGTGATAAAAGCTAAAATCATTTGTTTTAATAAAACTTCCATGTATTCAACCTGACTTTCTATAATATATTTTTAATCATAGCATGAACATGTTTCTTTAATCCACTACGACTAAATCCATATTTGTCTGCCACATCATATTGTGACATGCGGAAAAAATATAAATCATAAAGAATGTTCATGTCCGTATTATCCAACAATTCAAATCCTTTGCATTCGTTGATTCTCTTTTGATAATAAGCAATTTCACGCTCACGTTCTTCAATCGTTTCCAATAATGCAAGCTTAGATGTAAATGTTCTTTGGTATGTCGGCATTGGATAGTTAGACTTCATTTGTTCTTTTGACAAGTCCTCATGATCATGACTCAATCCTAACTTCTTATGATTTAACACTTCCAATTCCTGATTTAATTCTATGATTCTATGACAACAGTAATCTAGAGCTTTGAAATCTCCAATGAACTGTGCCACTGTTTTTGAAACCTCAATCATGCGAAACCTTTTCAATACCCGAACAACGTGCCCATGGTGTTCCAGACGAATATTTACTTTCTACACGCTTTCTTAAATTTAGAATCGTCTGATTTAAACCACAGTTTTCTCTTTCCAACTTTGAATATTCTGCTCTGATATATTCAAGTTGCTTTAAGCCTGCTTCACGCATTCCACCATTTTCAACATCATATGTCATGATCTTAATTAATTCAGCTAAACAATCAAATGCATCCTCTGCAGTGTGATTATGCAATACAACTTTTTCCATTCTTTTCCCCTTAATACAACGAAAACAAAAAACAAACAAATTTAACAATACTTGAGATAATCCATACAGCTCCGCCTACAATGGCCGTAAACATCCATATGTATAAAACCCCAAACAGAATAATAAACACTAATCTCCAATTAATCTTCATATGCTGCACTCATCGCTTTTTTTAACTCCATGAATTTACACATATACCAATCAGATTTTTCCATGTCCTCTTTCCCATTTTTATTCAATGCTCTATATCTGTATTTCCAAACATTGCACAAACAAAAATTTGCGACTATTGACATTCCAAATACTGCAATCATTTCATCAATGCATTCATATGATCCACTCTCATAATGTTCTGGATGATTGACTGCGTCTTTTTCTTTTACCATTGTGGATAACCTCCTTCGCTGTATGACATTTCTCTTTCCTGATTCACATCATTATTTTGTGTTTCTTCTTTCTTATCTAAGAACTGCAAACTTTCAACCATCACATCGCACGTGTAGATTGTTTCACCATTGTTATTCGTGAATTTTCCTGTCTGCAATCTTCCGTCGATTCCAATCAAAGAACCTTTCTTCAAATACTGGTACATTAAATCTGCTGTTTTGTTCCAGGCAACACAACTAATGAAATCTGCATCCGGTTGTCCTTGTGCTTTCACTTTTCTACTAACGGCCAAAGTAAACTTACAAATGCTTGCACCGTTTGGTGTCTTTCTAATCTCAGGATTCTTGGTCAATCTTCCTACTAAAATAACTCTGTTTATCACTCTTTCTCCTCCTTTTTTCTTTGTCAAATAACCTTAAATTATTTTCCAAAATCAATTCTGCACTGAGAGCCCTAGTTTAAAGGCTCTCTGTACATTTTTTTGAATTAAAAACTTTTTGTGTTTTTTTATGCTTATTTTGTCCGCAATACAATCCATTTTTTATTAGCGAACCTAGTGCTTCAAACATTTCTTTAGCTTTCATTTTCTTTCTCCTAACTTACTTATTGCTAAATATTCAACGTCTTGTTGGCCTTCCCACCAATCATTCAACCAACAAATGCCATCATCAAATCCAGGTGATGCAGCTTCTGTTAAATATTCCCATTCATGCTGGCTTTTGTATTTGCATCTAAGATAAACCAAGAAGTTGCTATCATCGCCAATCATGTATTCGTTCAGCTCATCTTCTGCCATTCCTTTTTTTAAAGGAACAAATCTAATTGAAGGAGCTTTGATTTCAACTAGCTTTTCTTCTTCTGTGAATCTATCTACAAGCTCTTTCAATGTATCCAGCTGCTTTTTATAATTCTCATTCGCAATTAATGCTTCTCTTTGTTTGTGCTCATCTCCTGGATGAATAAAATCAAACAAATAAAACGAATTCAAATTATGCAATGCATATTGGTATTTGTTCATGATTCACCATCAAAAGATTCTCTCAAGAAACATAAATGTTTCTATGATCAGCTCAGCAATAAAGAAAATTGGCCACAAAACAATAACTAATGCCGCAAATTTTTCAACATCAATAAAAGGTTTACCAATGAAAAATATTGTGGAAACTAACACACCCAAAATAAAATATAAAAGCATTAAATCAATTATTAATTCCGACATTTATTTCCCTCCTATTTATACTTCATGCTTTCCAACATATTCTTCTTAGCTTTGTTTGTCGTTCTAGTATACAAAGATGTTGTCTGTATAGAATTATGGCCAAGAATATCCATAAGATCCGTTACCTGTCCACCGGCATACAAATAGTTAATCGCAAACATGTGCCTGAACGCATGAGGATGGATCTTATCCAGGCTTATACCTCTACACTTTCCTGCAATCTTCTTCAACTGGTAGTAAATCTGTTTATAGGTTAAAAAAAAGATTTTTCCTGACTTTATCTTTTCCGTTCTGCAATACTTCAATATCTCACGCTTTAAGTCATTTCTCAGAATCACATCACGAATCTTACCTTTGTTTTTGACTGTAATGTAATTTGCCTTTACATTCTCAACAGTAAAATAACTTAACTCGCTCACACGTATGCCTGTGTATGCGAATATCTTCATGATCAGATAAATATCCATTCGATTACATTGTTTGGCCATTCTGCACATTCGCTTAAAATCAGATGGTTCAATCACATCATCCAATGATGCAGCTTGTTGAATCTTGATATTTTTTAATGTCATTTTAGAATGATGAGTACGCAACAATTCGTCTGGATCCAAATCCTTTTCGACCAATTCGCAATACTTTATAAACCTATTTGCGATAGTGATATAGTTCTTTACTGTGGCCGGAGCATACTCTTCTTCTAATTTTCTTTTGAAGCCGATAACATCCAATTTACATATATCATCGACCTCAAAAGAATTTACAAACAGTTCAACAACCTGTCGATAATGAACCAATGAATTTTTGGACTTTTCATTTTCCGTTTCGAATGCGATGAACTCATCAACTTTGCTAACTAGAAACTCTTTATTCATGGCTTAGCCTTGAAGAAATATCCTGGTAGTTCTTGAAGACTCATCGTCTACAATCTCAACAATTTGTCTTTTGCCAAAGTAATTCTTGGCTTTGCTTAAACATGGAAATCTATGAACTCCATTCACTGAAAACATAATTTCCTGATAATCTTTCACAACACTGATTTCCACGGGTCTAAATGTTGTATTCTTTAAATCTCTTAAAATCACGATATCAACTCCTTATTTATCTTAAATTTATCCGCCCATTCCCTGACAAAGCTAAATGCATCATCTGGAGGGACTGCATTATGATTTGCTCTAAATTGCCGAATAACCTTATGCTTAAGTTCCAACGTATACAAAGGAACATCCGGTTTATCGCTTAAACGAACAAACATGATTTCCGTATGTCCTTTGGACACCTCGCCTGCATAGGTTCTAACACAATGGTTCAATACTTCAGATTCCTTCTTCAATTCAGCATTACTCTTAGCAGGACGAATCAAATACTTTCCGTTTGAGTAACATAACTCAACATGCTTTTCGTAGTTCTCAAGAATCCCCTGCTCAAACCTGGCACCTTCTGTAGCACGCATAGCCTTATATGCTGCACTATGTGCTTCTACTAAATTCGATGGTGTTAGAACTCTATAAGACTTCATGTCCGCTCCAATCGTTTCCGCGAACTTCAAATAATCTTCGTAAATATTTATGTTCCAATCATCTATCTTCGATGCGTACTCCAATACTCGTGGACACATATACTTACGTATATGCTTGAAATTCAAATGTCTGATTTTCAATAATTCTTTTTCATTTGCCCATGAATATTTCCTGCATAACATCAAATGTGTGTAATCCATCTTTGGAAGAAGCGGAACAAACTTACGATCAACTTTAAATATCTTATCCAAGCTCTTTTGACTTAGATCAAGAACGCGAAGGCTTGAAATGAACTGACTCAAATCTGCCTTCACTAAATATTCGATTTTAGGTTCTTTTCGATATGCGCATACATAATCAAAAAAATCCAATCCGGATTGATTTAATTCAGACTTATACTGGCAATACGGAATGTTCAATAACATGATCCAGTCTTCAACTGAATACATCCTCAACGGATAGAAATTCAATTTGCTGTCACTGATCCAAAACTTTAAAGGATAATCGAAATCAACTCTTTTACCAAACATTCCGCAATACAGATTGCCTACCAAAAACTTCCTTTCGCCTTCTATGTATCGAGCTACTTCCTGGATTTTCAGTTCTACTGTATGATTCGGATTCTTGAACAATTGAAATCCAAATATTCGCTTTAATAGCTTTCCGTAATACATTTCCAGTGTTTCGACAAAATAAGTTCGGTTATAAGCCTCTTTTGCGAGCCATAAACCCATTTTTGAAAAAATAAACTCTTCAATGCCTTTTGGCCATGTGAGCTTCCTTGTCTGCAATCTCTCTAAAATAGACTTTCCTGCTTCCATTCTGATTCTTCTTTCTTAGGCTTTTTCTTTTGATCAACACTCTTTTTAACGATTGCCTTTGCAGACTCAAGATTTAAACGTGAAGGCTTTTCTTCATCACCGCCAACATCTTCTTCATCGTAGTAATGAACGGCCAAGCCAAACACTTCTTCATCACTGATAATTGCACAGTTTTTCACTGCCTTCTTTTTAGCTTCAGAAACAATGTAATTCCACATTCCGTCGACAGACTTCTTAGGATTATCCAACTTCGAAACCATGTCATTACGTGACATCAAATATTCACAGATTATTTTCAATCCTTGATTCTGCTTGATTGCCTTATATTCATCTTTAAATTTAGACATAAGAACCTCCTAATATGTTTTTACAGGTACAAGTACACTCATCAGTTTTAAAACATCACACGAACCACGAACAATCAATGACTTTCCAATTCCTGGAGTCGTAATCTGAACTTTTTCAGAATTTATTGAATTCAATGCATCCATTAGATATTTTCCGTTCAAATTAAATTCGATTGGATCCGCGAATAATTCCACTGTTTCAAGCGTTTCGTATGTTTCCCCTATTTCAGCAGATTTTGAATCGATATGAGATTCTTCTGCACCAAACGATAAATGTACAATTTGTTTTCCATCAGATTTCACAAAATCACAACGTTTGATTGCTTCTAATAATTCATTCTTATCCATTTCGATGCAATACGAACACGATTTTGGAATGATTCTAGAAACATCCGGGTATGTTCCATTTAAAAGTTGTGACTGGTACATCATATCGTTTGTTTTAAATTGAATTTTTTTCTCATCATAGAAAACAGAAACTTCATCATTGAATGTTTTCAAAAATTCCACACAAGCCTGTCTAGGGATTGTAATACTGGTATCCTTGCAATCCATATCAATAAATGCATATCGATTCATTCGATACGAATCAGAACCAACAATTGTAACCTGGCCATCATCCACACTTAAATTTACTCCTGTTAATACAGGACGTCGCTGAGCTTCTTTTCCGTTACTTGCAACACATACAAGAGCTTTTTCAAAAGCAATACGCAGCGTTTCCATTGGACAGTTCAGTCTATTTTCAGGTGTCTCTAAATCAATCCCTGGATACTCAGATACGTCTGTGCAAGTAAGTTTGAATCTAGCTTTCCCACACTTGATGTGCATCAAATTATCCGTGCAACCTATTTCAACCGATTGACCGGATACTTTTCGAATGATCTCGCTAAAATATTTAGCATCCACTAAACACTGGCCACATTCTTCAACACCTGTTTCCATTTCCAATGTCTGCTGCATTGAAGCAGTTCCATTGGATCCAGTAATCACAATTGACTTTTCTTCTACACAAATCTTTAGGTTTGCTAGCGCAGGTAAAGGCGATAGTTTGTCAATTACCTTTGACACATTATTCACTGCATTTAGCAATGTCTTTGTTTCTATATTGAATTTCATTCTCTTTTTCCTTTCGTGATAATATATTTTTGAGGAGGTGATAAAATGGATGACTTGACTAATGAACAAAAGCTTTTATTAACAGCGATGTATAGAGATTATCTAGAACTCTCAAAAAAAGTCGGCTCTGAGAAAGCAAATCGTTTTGGAGATTCTGATGAAATCAACTATAAATACTTCATTGATAGATCGAACAGTTACGTTTCTTCACTATGTTGGACGCTATATCGTAAAGGCTATATTAATTGCTGTGGCGGAGATAACATAGCTAACGAAATTTCAATTACCGATGATACAATCATCTACTTTGAAAACAAATTCAAAAATAATGCTTCTAAAGTGTTGAATGCTATTAATGAATTGCTGAATTTTGTTCCATTGTTTAAGTAGTTATTTATTAACTACTTTTCTTTTACTATTTCACCAAGCTCCATCAATTTTAGTTCCTCTGAACTGTAAGCCTTAAAAAACGATTTTGTTGGCTTAACTAGAATCCAATCCTTAGCCATGAGATCGTCTGTCATTGGATTCCAAAATCTTATATACTCATCCCTTCCAGGTAAGTACAAAGCAATTTTGTAAATTGTTATGTTTGTTGGATAAAGATAACAACCGATTCTATGTTCATAGCTGCCTTTTCTTACAAACCCCATTTTCCTCTTTTTAGCTAGTTTAATTGCTTTAACAATATTCATTCACGACACCTCACTCATTCAGATATTCATCAAATTTATTTCCAAACAAAATGCTTGGCTTTAAATAAGATTTCATGACTGGATCAGACTTCCACGAATCACATTTCTTTTCAATGACACATTTGAAATCCGCCAAGCTATATCCAGCGTTCAATTTATCCTGAATCAACTTTCTAGTTAATTTAGCATCAGGAGAAAATTCTTTCTCCGTTTCAATATTCAGGATTTCAACAATGGTTCTAATAATTTGATTCATTTCTAGTTCTTCGTCAGAAGAACAATATAAATTATTATTCTTATCATTCTTTATATTCTTTACATTATTGTTTGTTGTTGTCCGTTTGTTGTCCGTTTGTTGCTCGTTTGTTTTCTGCATGTTGTCCTCTTGTTGTTCGTTTGTTGTTTGCTTGTTGTCGACATTGGCAAAACACTGATAATCATCGTATTTTGTAACGATTATGAGCGTGTTTTGGTTTGTTGAGATTTTTTTAATCTCACCTGTTTTTTGTAGATTTTTTAGAGCTCTTTTTATTTGCTCAACGCTCAGTTTTGTTTCAGTGCTTAAACTCGCAAAGCTTGTAATGCACGAACCCCTTTCTATTTTTTTACCTTGCCAGTTACGATCGGCATGATTTACTTTTAATAGCAAGTGTATAAATAGCCGACAAGTGGGAATGTCGTCATACCATTCCCAGTCGACAATCTGCCGAAATAGCTTAATGTAGCCTCCACGATTTTCCATTCCATCACCCCCCTCTTAGGTGTGAATCTAATGGATACAGTGCCTATTTTCCGCACTGTCTTTTTCTTTATACTCCTTTAGATACTTTTGGAATTCCCTTCCAAAGGCTTTTGTACATTCCGATAAGCATTCGGTAATTTCATCTGAATCCATATCCTCGAAAAATTTAAAAAAAGTAGCGCCTGCTTTTGCTTCACTAGCAATAATTGGCCCATCCACTGTAATGAACACTTTCAATTCAAAAGCTGGACCATAACTACCTATAAATTCATTGAATCTTTTCATGAATTCATTTTTTTCTTTATTAGTTTTTGCATTCTGACGCTCCTTCTGGAACTGCTTAATTCCTTCATGTATCTCATCAATTTTTTTACTTTCTTCGATAACATCATCTTTATCTCTATCAACGTGTAATGTTTCCATCTTATTTTTCTCCTTGCTAGTTCTATCTCGAATCCTGCAACCTAGATACCACAATCCGCGTAAATCTTGTTAAAAAGGAAGATAAGTTACAGAAACAATCCATTAACTTTTTTTGACGTGCTAGAGCAAAAAATACATTATGTAGAAAGCGAGTGCGGATCACGTCATTTTGGTAGTACCTAGGTTGCAAGACTCGAGAAAATAATTTATAATTTAGTTGTTATTTTTTGATTGGCCACTTTCCTTTGAAGTGGTCTTTTTTTATGCTCTGCATGACTTACGCAGCTTGATCAGGTTGTCCAAATAAGGCTGCAAGCCAAGAACATTAATTACCTTGATTGTTGGCCATCCGAAACAATTGGATTCAACGCCCAACTTGTTCAACTCGGTTTTCACAGTCGCACTGCTACAGCCAATGATTTCTGCCAGGTCTTTTTGCGTGATATATGCATACTTTGTCATTTTTTGGATTTTACCTTCAATTTCTTCGTCATATTCCTGACGAGATACAACTTTAATACCCCTCATAACAATCTCCTTTCTAGATTCCAATAGACTGGATAGTTCTACAAACAAATGCAGTACCAATCACACATCCAATCACTAATACAACACTCACAAACAACATCCAGTTTGCGAAACATTGCTTTCTACGCACAGCCTTCTCTCTTTTATCTAGATCAGCATAACGATGCATCATCTTTGTGTACTCTGTAGCATGTCCATTATTTGCGAACGGAGACAATTCAAGTTCTTTTTCTTTAGTTTTAGTTTTTGTGGTAGCCATACTTTTTATTCTTTCTATGGTAGTTATTGATAATCTATTAAATGTGTAAACTAAATAAGACCTTCTTTTTTTAACGCCAAATAAACCGCCTTACTTTTACAAACTTCAATCACACGTTTTAAATACTCAATATCATTGCAATCACTAAGCTTCTCTAGAAATGATTCTCTTTCAACTGGATTAAGCGATTCGCAAAAGTTTTTGTTTTCCATGATGCATTCTCCTTTCCATGGTAGTCGTTGGTAGTATTCTTATCAAAAGTATTTAAACTTCAATTTTTTTGAAGTTTAAACTTAAAAAAATATCAATTGATCTCAACATCTTCTCCAAAATCAATTTCATTTAATTTCTTATTTGTTAATTTACAAATGATTGATGCATTTTTAACCGATATAGAGCCAGGCTTTTTCAAATATTCATTAATATATGTCTCTGAAACACCTAATTCATTAGCTACATATTTCTTTTTAAGACCTGATTCCCTAATTGCTTCTTCAATGCTGATTCTTTCTTGCATCTATATCACCTCCTTGCACATCCATAATACACTTCAATATTTTTGAAGTCAATATGAATTTTCAATTTTTTTGAAGTTTTATTATGATTTTCTTGAATATTATTGAATATATTTTATAATTAAATAGAAAGAGGTGAAAAAATGAATAGAGAAATTAAGTTTGCTAGCATGGTTGAGAAGTACATGCGAATGAATGGTTTAACAATGAAAGAGTTAGGAGAAAAAGTAGGTCGTGGTGAAAGTACTGTATCAATGTGGATTGCTAACAAATCTACACCTCCAATGGGTATAGTGCAAAAACTAGCTGATCTATTCGGCGTTACTACAGATGTGATGATATATGGTGATGACTCATCTGATATTGCATTAACTGATCAAGAACGCAAGCACCTAGAAATCTATAGATCACTAGACGATAAAGGCCAGCACACAGTGGATACAGTCACACAAATGGAATATGAAAGGGTGAAGGGTGGCAGTACTGCCACGTTGAAGAAATAGGAGGTGTTTGAAATGAAGGATAAAAAATTAAATAGCAATATTCAACATGTATATCTGTACATGGATGATTCTGGAAAAATATCAAAATCAGAGGATTATGCAATATTTGCTGGAATTGTATTTAAAAACAATTCTGAAAAGTCAAAATTTAATAATATGTATCGAAGTATAAAGAATAACATACGATGCAATTATTGCGAACAAAATCAAGAAACATGTGATAAATCATGTCCAGAAATAAAGGCTTTTGGAATTACAACAACACATAGAAGACAGATCATCAATTTAAGTAAGAAATTCACAACATTTGGTGTTATTACATATAACAAAAGTTTATATAGCTATATAATCAACGACAAAGGAGCTAAAGGGCGTTTCAACGAATACGCTCAAAGACGAGTGATAAAAAGCACTGTAAAATTCTTAATTGAAGATGGAAAATTAAATCCAAGCCTTCCCATTTATCTACACGTCAACATCGATCAGATGCCCACTAAGTCAAATGGTTACTACACACTAAAAGATGGCTTAATTGAAGAATTAAAGCATGGAATTTTAAACTATAATTATGCAAAGCAGTTTAAGCCAATTATATACAGTGATCTTTTTATAGAAGTTATATACAGAGATTCTAAACTTAGCCTAGGTATACAAATGGCCGATATATTAGCGAACACAATACGCCATTCATTTGTAATTAATAACAACTGGTTTGACACAAGCGAATATTTAAAACGGAAGTGTCATATTGATGTTCTTTTAAGACTTCCATAAAAAAAATCCCACTCAGAAATGAGTGGGACCTAATCGGGGCGACGTACTTAACATACGCTTAGTATTTTTAACCATCCACCGACTATTGACCTGTCGAGGGGTAAGTACCTCCGGTATTAAAATTATAGATTGCATTTTGTTGATTGTCAACAAAAAACGTGCTCATCTATATTATCAAATCTTTGTGTGAACGTCAAATTTATCTTATAAAATCAATAAAATTCTGGATTTATCATTCAGAAAGAAAGGAATTTATTATGACTAATCATGAAATTGCAATGGAAGCATATTACTATTCAATCAACAATGAGTTGATTGGTGGCATTTCTAAAAAAAATGCAGTCAAATGCTTTGAACAGATTATTGCGATGCTAGATTCAGATGAAAGACTTAATCTTCCATTCATTACTGTAAATGGAAAATGCTTTGTAGCAACTAAAAAGCGCCTGATAAAATGTTCTAAAAACATGTTTGGATATAAGTTTAAAGAGTGGAAATGGAGTCAGATCAGGAACGTATTCTACAAAAAAGCATTAACAACTGGTACTTTAATACTGAATACAGTGGATGGAGAAGTTAAAATCTCAATCAATCGAGATGGTGCTGAGTTTGCTGGAGAAATATTGAGAAAACTGAAAAACGAAGCAAAATAAAAAATCCTGGATGCTACCAACATCCAGGAACATAGAGTACTACCAAAACAAGATTAACGAAAGGAGTTGACAAACAACATATTGTTTGACAAACAAAAATAATTTAGTAAAATGAGGACAAGGATAGCGGTAGAGAATTCTAAGCGAACCTACTCGCGCAAGAAAGTCTCTCATTTTGAGGGGCTTTTTTTGTTTAACCATAAAAAAACATATGTGATTAATTTAACAAACTAATCGTTGACACCCCACGATGGTTTTGCTAAGATATGAGTACCTTAACGAATATGTTAAGCAATCGGTTAACTCGGTCTTAGTCGGAACCCCCAGTATAAGGGATTAGGTTGTGACTAAGACCTTTTTATTTAGAAAGGAAACAAAAGAATGAATCATAATGATGGAATAAAAACAGCTATTCTCGTTGATGGAGGCTTCTATAGAAGGAGGGCTTATGCCTGTTTAGGGGACCTATCACCAAAAGAAAGAGCTGATGAACTAGACGTATATTGCAAAAGGCATTTAACTGAACGCATTAATGGAGACAAAGTAAATCATTCATTATACAGAATCTTCTATTATGACTGTGAACCAGTTGACAAAACAATTTATAATCCGTTCACGAAGTCAAATGTTAATTTAGGCAAATCCCCTACATATGAATGGACCAATGCCTTTTTCGAGGAACTGAAGAAAAAACGCAAGTTTGCTATTCGATTAGGACAACTTGCAGTTCAGCAGGCAAACTATAATCTATCTCAAAAGGCTTTTAAAAAACTATGTAACGGAACTATAGACTTTTCAAGTTTATCTGAGTCTGACATAATCCTTAACATCGATCAAAAGGGAGTTGATATGAAGATTGGTTTAGACATAGCTTCCCTTTCATATAAACAACAGGTAGATCAAATAATTTTAATTTCCGGAGACAGTGATTTTGTGTCGGCTTCAAAGTTGGCGAGGCGAGAAGGGATTGACTTTATATTAGATCCACTAGGTGCAACTATAAAGCCAGAATTATTCGAACATATAGATGGTTTAAGAAGCTGCGATAAAAAATTCTACAATTCTGCTTCCACAAAAAAGAAATAATAACCAAAAAAACCTGGATGCTACCAACATCCAGGACGATTAAGAGTACTACCAATACTCTCACATAAAAAGATGACTACCACATCAAACTTTTTATGTGCTCATTTTAGCATAGAACGGAGGAAATTTAAATGCCTATTTATGAGCGCCTACACAATGGGGTCAAAAGAAAAATTTATTCCCACCTTTAGGTTGCGATAACCTTTACACTAAAT